CTTCTAAAGAAAAAGAACTACTATTACTATTTAATACATCACTTCTCATTTTACACACCCTCCAAATTAATAAGTGCGTGAGTTTCAGGAAGAGATACTTCAAGACCTGCTTCTGTTAGAATCATATCTTTACGTAAATCCTCATCAGCTTGTTGCACATTAGTTGTAATAGATGTGTCTCTGTTAAGGCCATTTCCTACAAGAGGTCTGTATGATACGTGGTCTAAATCAACCATCATCATAAACCCTGAAGCAAAACCTCTAAATAGAGACTCAGCTACCATTGAAATATCACCATGTATTGTATCTACTTTTGTTACTAAGTGACCAAACTGACCTTGGCTAGCAGGGAAGTTATATCTTTGTTCTCCATTATCAAGAGAACCTGCAACAAAACCAGATGAACCTAGTTTGTTAAAATGAGATATAACTGGTCGTGAAGCTAAAGCAAGTTTACTTCTTCCTCCACCCCTTGCAGGGTCAAAAATTACTTCAAAATCAGATAAGATATTATCATATGTTAACTGAGCTGTAGTATTAGATTTATAAAAAGGAACACCATTATTATAAGAAACTTGACTACCGTCATTTATAACATTAGCGTATCCGTTTCTAATAGTTGAGCCTACAATACCATCAGTGTACTGTATACCATTTGCTGTACCTTTTTGACCAAACAACATTGCTCTTTCAATATCTACTTTGTGCTCTCTTAATTTAAGATTCCAAATTCTTTGGAACTCATCAGCATAGCCTCTGTAAATAGTTGCTCGTGCAGTGTTAGTCATTTCACACGCAGTTTTAAATATCTGTGTGTAACCTAAGTCATGGTCTAGCTCTTGAGAGAATACATCTGGTGAACCAGAGCCCTGCTCAAAAGATGTACCTATAATTGTACAACTTGAGTTATCAGCGATAGTAGTGCTTCCAGCATGCTGTATAACAGTAGCTGTGCAAGATGTTTTTGAACCTACATCATTTACAGAATTAATTCTTACATTTGCTGTTGTTGGTACTGAATTACCATCTACATTTCCTAAAGCAACTACCATTCCTGGTAATAAAAAATCAACTGATGCGCCGCCTGAAGTATCAAAATCAAGGCTCATATCAGCACCTTCTGCTGCTATAGTTACTGCGCTTCCACCACCATCTATTAGAAAGCTTCTGTCAGTCATGTGAATCTTAGTTCTATCTTCCAAAAATCGGAACTGACTATCCGACGTTGGAACTTTAGCTACTTTTGACAAATAGACAAAAAATGGAGACTCCTCTGGTGCTAAATCAGCTACTCTATCACTAAAGTCATATAATCGTCTTGACGCATTTGATAGAGATAGTGCTGTTTGTGAACCTGGAGTTCCAAATTTTACTTGTCCTGAGTTAAATTTCTCAGACATTTTATTTTCTCCTTAGTTTATTTTAAAACATCACTTCTACTTCCAGCACTCATAATGCCTTCCCACATAGAATCATCATCTGTTTTAGGAGATTGTGCAGGTTGACCTTGGAGTATCCCGCCTTGAGCTGGACCATCCTGTGTCTGCCTTACGCCATCTAGTGGATTTGGAACTTGATTGCTGGATTCAGACTCAGCTACAGCTCTCCACATTTTAATAGCACCATCAACACCATACTCTGCTGGATTCTGCGCTGCAAAATTCATAAAAGAGTCTACTTCTGCGGGACTGAGCCCTCGTTGCTGTAGTTCGGTCTTTAATTGCATTTCGCCTTGGCTTTTTTGTAATCCTTGGACTTGTTGTTGTACGGCTCCATTAATAGAGTCTTGTAGTTCTTGTTGTCTGAACTTGTACGATTTAGACTGCGGGTCATTATAGGCTTCCCATGGGTCAAATTCATCTTTTTCTAAAACAATACGTTGTGGACCTGCTGGTTGACCACTAGGCGCACCTTGCACCATACCAGCTACTGCATTTGCTATATCTGGTCGTGATTCCAATAATTGTCCAATTTTTTCATATTGTTGTAGTTTTGAGTTTTCCGCTGCGATTTTATCCTTTTCACTTTGGAAGTACTTTGCTTGTTCTTCCCAGTTTGTAGAACTATCTTGCGTATTGACTGCTTCGTCTTGCCCTACATTATCTACGGCTTCACCTTCTAGATGTCCAGTTTCTAATGCGTTATCCATTATTTAGCTCCTTCCTGCGATTTCTCTTTTCCTTTTTGAGCTTCACTACGAGTATTCATACGTAATTTCTCGGATTCGAGTTTGACCGCATCTTGTAACCTGCCTAATTGCAGCTTACTATTTGCCTTGCTATCTAATTCTTGTTCTTTCAATCTACTTTTAAACTTTTCTACCTCAGCACGTTGTCTAGATGATACTGTTTCACGTTGTGCTGTTTGTAGGTCACCAGAAACTTGCTTGAGCTGCTCTTGTGCTTGCTGGAGCATGCTTTGCATTTGAGCCATCTCATCGTTTCTTTGTAATACACCTTCTTTGTCAAATATTTCTGTCTTTTTAAGAGCTTCAACTCTGTCAATAAGACCAGCTTGATATGCTTCCATGTATATTTGCCATTCACCCCATTTATTAGAAGGTAAAGTAGAACTTCCTATAATTCTTACATCAAATTGTCCAACAGATACATCGTTTTCAATTTGCATTAATTGTTGACTCTTATCGTCATATAATCTTTTATTTACTGTATATTCGTTAATATCGTTATTTGGCTGCACAATTCTAAATGTTTTCTTAAAGTTATAATGCTGCTTTGCCATATTATAACACACTTGCCCAACTCTTTTAAGTGAACCCTCAATATCTCTAAGCTTTGATTTAGAACGTCTTTGACCTACATCTTCCATCATCATTGTAGCACTATATGTTTTTGGTGCAGCCTCTGTACTTCCTTGCATCATTTCAAAAATACCAATATTTAAATCAATATATCCTTCAATCATTTTAGGCAATGTCAATATAGAACCTGCTAATGGTGCAGGCTGAGGAAAGTGCGGCTCCCCATAAGACGGGTCATATTCTATGGTAGCATTAGGATTAGCCCAGTCTCTTTCTAGCTCTTCAATATCACTAACACTTCCTTGAGGTACGAGCAGTTTAAGCCCAGCCGAAGCTTGAGCATGGGATGTGATGAGAGACACTGTCTTATTAAGGAACCGCTGAAATGCTTTATTTTTTCTAACATCACTCATTGGATATGGAGTATTAGTCCAAATGTTTGGAACTGGAACTATCGGGTATATATCTGTATCGCAAATCATTTCATATAATACGATTTGACCAACTGTGCATGTTAGTTTAATTCTTGTTTGAGTAACCTCTACATAATCAATAAGTTTTTGCTGTATTGCCATTGCAAAATCTTTATCTTGAGCCATTTGCGAAAAATCTTCTTGTGTCATAATACGCTCATCGCCAGTTCTTGTATCTACTACTCTATAGTACGGTACACGCACTTTACGGTAGTATTCAAGCAATCTATACTTATTTACATCATAATCCTTATCTTTTGTATTATCTGGCGTAAATGACTGCATTGTGGTCATATTAGTAGCATTAGGATAATCTTCATCGCCACTTAATGCTTCAATCTGGTCAATAAGTATTTTTTCTCCGCTCTCATCTGTTGGTTGAGATAATTGAGGATATAAGTCAATAAGCTGTTGTTTTGTAAGTATGCTTGACACAATGATGCCTGATGCATCGTCAAAATATCTATTTCGTGCATTTGGGTCTACATACACTCGAAATGGGTCTACATAGGTTAATTTAACTTCACCCCTGCCGTAATCTGCATCTCTATCAAGATATGCATAAAAATATCCTAGGCCTGTAACAGCGTAATCATGCACAACTTGTTTAAATATTTCGTTACCATCGGATATATCCCATATATATTCAAGTATTGTGCGCCATACATTTGTAAGCTTGTTATCTGAATCTTCTCTTCCTATAACAGAAAATTTAGGAGTTTTAGAAGTTACAATAGCTTTAAACTGCTCTATAGCCGAATACAGCCTATCCATTGGCATTGATGACTGGTTTCGTGAATCAAGTTCGTCTACTTCTTCTGCAGAAAAATGATTGCCTAAATAGAAGTCAATGTCTTCTCTAGCAGCAGTATCCCAGTCAACACGAGCCTTCTGCCATTTATCAAATAACTCTCTTATTTCTTTTACTCGAATATCTTCTGGTATCATAGCCTATAATATAAGTATATTTATTCTCATAAACAAATTTTTATTTTCTGGCTCCCGTCATCCAATTATACACTTTTCTAGGGCGGGTCCATCTTCCATTTTTACCTTTAATGCGTTTTTTAGTTCCAGCCTTTGGATTTCCTTTAGCCCATTGTGTTGAAAGCCAAAAAGCATCAATGGTATCGTCGTGACTTCCTTTAGGAAAATCAAGCAATTCTCCAATAAATTCGTGCATTTCCTTTTTAAGATGAACAGCACCCGCCTTAAACATTGGTTGAAGTCCTTCAAATAACCTATCTTTTTTCTTTTGATTGTAATTTTTTATACCTTTTTCTATGCCTGGTAGAAACAACCCTTCCTTTTTACTTCTTTTCATTACATAGTCTCTTAACATTTCTTGATAAGCAACTGTTTCAATGTTTATTCTTCGTATCGGGTCATATCGTTTTGCAATTTCAAATATCTTGTCGGCACAGTCCATGGGTAAGACCCTGTCTCTCCAATACTCAATAACGTAATAATCAAATTCAGCAGTAACACCAATAACCATAATAACAGAATAATCGTTATGCTGGCCAACTGTTGAAGCAGGGTCAACGCCAATATAAATATTAACATACTCTTTTTTATCATTGTCAAGCTTGATGTACCACGAATTGCATTCTGCATCATATCTTGCAAATCCTTTATACATTGCATTGTTTACATCCTCCTCGCTAAATATTTGGTCTTCAGGAGATTTTGCTTGGTTCATATACTCTTGATAAAATTTAGCGGGAGTTCCAGAATCAATATAAAATTGCTTACGCTCTTCTAATTTTTTCATAGGCCATCTTGATGGCCAAATTGGCTTGCCGTCTTCTATAGCTTTTTTAGTATATACATCCCAAGCAAATTCTTCACCAGTTTGCACTGCTTCTCTATATTTAGTAACTAATCCATTTAAAAAACTATCATAATGCACAATTGTTCCATTGC